AATGAAGTCTATCAGCATAGGGCTATATATGCCCAAACCGTCAACCAAAATAGCGTCTTAATCTCGTTTTTCATAGTTTAATCGCCTGTAGTAGTAGTCTAATAGCTGTTTCAATCCGTCTTTGTCTTCGGGTTTGCACGTATGCAAAAGCTTTAATACGTGATTGTATTCCCGTCGATACGTCTTTTCAGTCAGTTTCGACATCGTTCATGACCTCCAGTAATGCTTTTCGCCTAATGATCGTATCCGAGTCTCTGTCGTAAATATCGCCGTTATGCAGCTTCAGATAGCGATTTACGGGCTGATACGATACCAATTTGACTTCTTTCGTAGTATCCATGTTTACCTTTTCAGAATAGAATTGACAATCAAAGCAAATCCGATACAGACAATAAGCCAAACGCAAGTCAGCATATCATTATCCCCTATTCACTTGTCAAGTATTCGTTCGGCACAATGCCAAACCGATACCATACTATACCCCATACCATATCGAAAGTCAAATAGTTTTTTGCCGACCGGACGATATTTTTGTGTCTGTCCTATTATAGGGGAAAATGAGACAACCGCCGATACCCTTTTTCATGCGAATATCCACGATACGGAAACAAGAAAAACAATTCCAGTTTCATTTAAAGCCCGTGAATAACGATTTTACCGAGATAATAGATTAGACGAAAAAGCCACAGAGTATCAATGTCCTGTATTATTATAGGACGAAGAGCCCATAGTCCGATAAGATCGTATAACGACCGATAACATCGGTCTTAGATTCACGTTGTGAATCGTTCTGTTAGGGCTTTGTTAGGTACGTCTGTAACGATTGTATCGATTGAATACTGACAGCCTCGCACGTATTATAGGACTTCCATATCGACAGCCCGATAATATCTCATTCCCTCTCTAATCCCCCCATTACTATCGGACCAACATCAGGCTGTAAAAACTACGGCCCATAATAAAGGACATCGCGTGTCCATACGTCCGTATATTATCGGACGGGTGTAGGTACGTCGGATTCGTCTATTCAAGTCCGGGAGGGTATATTAAGACGAACTCCAGATATGACAAATTTTCGGATGGTCGAAAATATATGGACAATTTTTCTCGAAATATCTTAATAGTTGTGGATAGATAGTATCATGTATATGATACTCTGGTCTACAAAGGAGACCAATTGTGTCTTGGCGTAGAACGCTCTAGGATTGATTCTGAGAGGGGCATATTTCTGGTGGTACTATGATACCTAGACTGAAATTTGGGCGGAAAAATCAGCCTTTATCACACTAAAAACGGGGGTAAAATCAGCTTAACTGTAACTAATCATCCCTTGCACTTTGATTTCGCACGAATAGACTGCCGTCGGCGGGATTCTCGGCAGGAATCGCAGTATCTTTTGTGGGGCATCAGCGGTTTTCCACACTCACATGTACGGATGTTGTCTATCTTCAGTCCTTTGAATGACTTCTTTATCTTTTGGTAGTCACGAAGGACCTTCCGGTGGGAATCCTTCTCGGTAGAGAAGATATAGCCGGGGTCACATTCAGGATATACCCACTTCTCAAAGAACTGACAGGGCTTGCCGTCAAGAACCTTGCACGTTTCGTCAAGTACACAGGAGTTCTCGTAGAAGTTACTACAGAAATTCCTAACAAATGTATTCAGTGTGTGGGCCATTAGTTCTCTCCATGTAAAATCCAGTAAGAATGATACGGTCTTCCAGACATTACGATACTTGTATGATTGATACACCACTTTGCAATACTAACTAATGTACGGTCGATAAGTCTTCTAATCATTCTCTACCTTTCTGTATCCCCACTTAACCGTCGAAAGCAGTACCTACACAGGGTATGATATACTCTCTTAGTCTTGTCGGATACCTCTACTAATTGTCGCAGGGCTAAGCCGCGTTCAAAGTCCTGCCAGTTTATTAAGTTGTGGCACTCGTCGCAACGGTGAAGTGAACTGTAAATGTCTCTAATTATTTCTCTTTCCGTCATTGGAACTGTCTTTCAGATAATCGGGAAGTTGGGCATCAAGTCTAGTCTCGGCGTATTTGGACAGATGTAACTTTAACGATATACAGGTATCACAATGGGGGCAGAACCAAATCTCTGGGTAGCACCCATCGGGAATTAGTGGTTGGGCTACCTCTTCTGTTGAGCAGAAAGGACAGTTAATTCCAGTCGCGTCTCTCATAATCTGTATCATAAGATATCTACTCTTTGTCATCATCTTTTGTCTCCTCCTTCTTCTTACCGAAAATACGCTCCCATCCCTCGTCCCACTTCTTTTGATCAACTGGCCGGTATACCGACCCTTTACCTGCTGAATGTTTCTGTCCCATAATTAACACTCCTTAAATCCATACTCTTTTATAAGTTTGTCCGACTGATCTAACAGCCTGAAGGTCTTTTCTGTGGGGCGGGTTCCGGTGCGGTATGCAATTAAAAGACCCTGTTGTCCCTTTATTTTCATCCGAAGGGCATCTATTTCAATATCAATTAAGTCTTTACCCATTAACAATCTCCATCATGAATAAGTATAATGGCCAAGGATAGAAGTCCACAGAACATTCCAAATATTACAAAAGTAATCATCCTTCTTCCTCGTCATAAATGTAATTCGAACTCCCCAATATTCGGATGTTCTTAGCCATCCCAAGATCAGTAATGTACACTCGCATTATATACAATCCCATTCCTCGGGCTTCTTCCTTTATCCCTGCGAGAATAGCTTCTCGTATCTTGGTTAGATCATCAAGATCAGAGAACACTCGAAGGTTAATGTACTCGGCAATGATTCCAAGAGCCAGTGTCTGAATAGCCTTATCATAATCCAGAACGCTTAGTATAGCTTTCTTGCAATCACTTACTCTGTACTTAATTCCTCCACTTACTGCAAGGTTTACCTTATCCTGTGTAAGAGCACTCTGGGCTCGGAGGTCCACAATCTGGGGGGCAATCTTGATTACCCTGCACTCCTGAAGCGGAGGCCAGTATAAGTACCAGCCGGGATTTAGAATCTTGATAATGCTCCCTAGGGTTATCCGCACCCCGCCCTCATCTGGGGCGATGAAGCACTTCCGAGGAAACCAATCCCTCAAGGATTTCAGTAGTTCACTAAGCCATTCCACTACCACAACTCCTTAATAAGATCAGTCACATCCCCACACTTAGGACAAGTAAATACGAATTTTGCTCCATCCAAATCTTCTACCCACCAACTGGTTTCATATGTAATGCACTTTGGACACAAGCCTCTAGCTACGCAGTACTTCCGAAGTTTCATATACGTGTCTTCATCAGGGCATGATAATTCGTGTATCCGGCAGTACAATACTGTTCCGATCATTGTCAACAACATCAGCATTGCTATCCACATCTTCACGCTCCCTATTGTAAAAGTATTCAAACGTGTTCTGTTCCAGTTTCTCTCTCTTTGGTAAACAACAGTTCTTGTACTTCAATTCACTTCCGCAGGGACAAATATCATTGCGGCGAATTTTCTCATAGTTTCTTTTGTAGGTACTCATTTGGCCTCCATTTTTCTATGAATTCTACAATCTGCCATTCCAATCACAACCATTAAACTACAGATGTCAAGTTGGTTCAAGCAAAAACGGATAATACTAAATAGTATCCTCTTCCTCATTACATCTCCTATTTTGCTTCTGAGTAAGTTTTTCCAATTCCGATCTCTACTTCCATGTCCAACGGCAGGTCCATCGCATGTTCCATGATGCCCTTGATCTTTTCAGATGCTATCTCTACATATTCATTCTTTATCTCATATACGATCTCGTCATGGACGATCATGATAATCTTTGCTTCCCACTCGGGGTATCTACTCAACTCCTCTCTAACTAAGTTACATGCACGTCTAATCATATCAGATGCCAGTCCTTGAATAAGGAAATTGAAAGCCTGTCGGAAGCTTTTCTTTTCGTTTGGGTCCAACCGTCTACGTCTTCGCGTAAGAGACCTAACATGCCAGCACTTCTTGAGGAAGTTGGTGCACTTATTGATCGCAACTCTAACTCCCGGATACGTATTGAAGAACTTATCAATTCCTGCCTGAGCTTCATCCTCGGAAACTCCAGTGTTTTTAGATATGCCATATGAAGTGGTTCCATAGATAATGGGGAAGTTATACCCGTTCTTTCCAATGTGTCTTTCATGGTCATACTTCTCTTTCAGATCGTGATACTCTGGGCTTGTTCTCTTCATCTGATCTTTGGTAAGCCCAAGTCCAAAGACGGCGTTGCCTGTCATAAGATGTGGGTCTAGGTTCTGCTTGAATGCATCAATCAAAGTCTCGTCGCCACTTACAATTGCCAGAAGACGAAGTTCCTGTCCTGCGTAATCAGCACTTACTATGCTCTTTCCTTCCGGAGCCTCAAAGATTCCTTTGAAGTCAAACGGAAGTACAGGATTAACTTTCGGGTTCTGCTGCATATTCGGGTCACTACTTGACAGACGACCTGTAACTGTTCCTGTGTTATTGTAGGAAGCCCTTACTCTGCCATCGCTGTCGATCATGTTAGGAATCTTCTCAACAAAGGATGACAGAAGCTTGTCTACAATATTATATAGAAAAAGAGTGTCTACAAATTCATCACCCTTTAGATGTATAAGAGTCTCTTTGCCAACACTGATCTCTCCGCCATCAGTTTTATATGGGGAGTCAAGGCCTCGGCTCTTAATGATCTTAGCTCTCTGCTGATTGCCAAGCTTATGTTTACTTACCATCTCCACTTCGCCAGTAAACATGTCAGCCTGTAATGTGTACCCGAGGCCAGCGATGTCGTACAGTTTCCTCTTGAGTTCGAATCTCTTTGCGGACGCTGCTATGCGAAGTTCTTCCAGCTTATCCAGATTTACCAATACCCCATTTATCTCGAGGTCCATGATCGTGAACTGGAAAGGCATCTCCACTTCAAAGAAGAGTCTGTTTACTTCTAACTCAAACATCTTCTTATTGAATATCTTATGAAGCTGCCATGTCCATATAGCATCATTACATGCGTACTCAACGAATTCTGGACTATCGAATCCATACTTAGATGCCTCTGCAAACGTCCTGATGTTTTCTACTTTAAGATATCGCAGGGAAAGTTCTTTCAGCCCATGGTTGCTGTTTTCGTCAATCAGGTGATGAGCAGTCATGGTACAGAAGATACTGGGGGTGACGTCTGTAATGCCTTCCTTATGTAGAACCTTGAGATCGAATGGAGCATTGTGCATCACCAAGCTCTTTATGGTGTACGCAAACAGATGCTTTAGGTAGGAAACAATCGAATCTCTTTCTTTGTTTCCACGGAGGTTTATGTAACACGTGCTCTCTCCATTATGGAAAGAACACCCCATCATCCTCAACTCGTGGTAGTTCAGGGCTGTCGTCTCTGTATCGAAAGCACAGACTCGGAAGTCTCTCTTATCGAAGAAGTCTCGGACGTCAGCAAGTGATATAAGTAGATGGTTCATTAGAATTTCCTAATTACCTTCTGTCCCAAGAACGTTTCTTCTCCCTCACTATTGGCACTAATGCAAGACATATCCCCCATACGACGGATAGAATTACGGAGACCCCTTCGCTTCTCTGCATCCCTAGCTTTTGCCTCTTTAATCTCTTCCTCAATCCATGGATTTCGTTTATATAGAGTTCTGAATCTTGTTGATACTGCGGCAGGACTAAGGTCCAACCAATCAGCAATTTCAGCATATGTCATATTGTCAGACAGAGGGTGATGCATAACAAGTACTTCCATCTCTTTTTCTGTAAGCCGGAGTGTCTTATCCCCATGGGTGAATGTAATTATTTTACGCACAATAAACTCCATTAAAAACAAAAAGGCCACGACCGATTCGCGGCTACATTATACTATACGTTTCGCAGGGAAAGTTGTTCGCAAAAATCTTTGAAATTTTCTATGTAGTACTTATATTCTTCCCCTATACTCCTCGCTCCTGCTCGTCGTACTAACTTACTCACAAGTCTCGGCTTGCTCGCTTCCCGCTCGCATCTATCATCTTTCTCCTGCGAAAGATTTTTTTTGACGCTCACTTCGTGTTCGCTTATATTTTCCATCCATGAATAACAATTCTCGGCATCCTTGCCTCGAACCGCGCCCTCTATATAAAATCGTCAGAATTCGGTATAAATCGCTATTTTTGGCACATTCTCAAAAATTTATTTACTTTTATTAAAGTTTCTTGTATCTTGAACTAATGAGTGTATAACATATAATACGTGTAACGTTTATAACGATTATACATCCTTATCTTTTTTTATAAAAATAAAAAATATTTTCAGATTTAATTAAGAATTGGCAGTTATACCTAGTTCTGATGGTATTATATAGAGGGAGTCTATTTATGAAAAACTGTAAACATTGCAATAGAGTATTGGATGAGTCACGTTTCTCTTCCAGAGAAGATGGCTGGGGTCTTTATTCTTGGTGTGACGACTGCAGAATCTCAGAAGGAAGAGACAAAGTAGACTCTGAAATTCAAACCTACTTGGATAAGACTCGGGTATTTACTGATGTCTGATAGTTGTAATTCTGCATCCACTACCGGACGTGCTTTACAGCGTAAGGTAAAGAAGGGAGCAAAGTACGACTTTGAATTTGTCAAGGTCGCATCTCGTCTTGTTGCTGCAGGTATGTCTGCAAAAGAGGTAGGTTTTGTTTTAGGTGTCAAGCCTGCTACAATTCAGCAGTGGAAGACACGATACGAAGAATTTAGGCTGGCCTGTGGAGAAGGGTCAGAAGCAAAAGAAATAGCAAAACAGCATCTTGTTGCTAACGGTCTTCGTGCTGCCATGGGTTATGATTACGAAGAAGTAGATCGTGTATTAGAACGTGGCGATGATGGTGAGATGGTTGTTAAAAAAGAGACGGTAAAACTTAAACACCGTCCTGTAGATAAAGAACTCTTGATCTTCTTCCTTATCAATCTAGCTAAGGGGTCTGGCGAATGGACTAACACGAAGTCGATAGAGATTCAGGAAAAGAAGGCAAACGTAAACGTTAACTTGACAGGGGAGATTGAGTCTGACGTTATACGTAAACTGGCCGGTGCTGCTCTTGAACAGGCGGATGCCGTTGAGAAGAGAAGCAAGATAGTAGAAAGCAAAGTCGTTGCAGACTAAAGACTTAAATACCCCAGAAGATTTCTTTGCGGCAATCCCTTCGAGTGTTCCAGAAAATCTGGAATACCGGATGAAGCTGCACAATCTCCTTGCGAGTGACGAGGGTATGCAGAGTACGTTCCTTCAACTATGCTGGGCCGACTTGAAGATTCTTTTCAATACGTGTATGTTTGTATATGACGTAGAGGATAAAGCAGGATTCAGAAACAAACCCTTCATTCTTTGGCCACATCAGGAAGATTCGGTCGATGCTATTCATACTAGTATAAAGAATCAAAAGGACTTGGTTATCGACAAATCTCGTAAAGAGGGAGCAACAGAGATTATCTGCAAAGCTTTTGCTGGTCATTTTATTCTTGACCCTGAGAGTCAGTTTCTTGTTGGTTCTCGTAAGGCGGAGTATGTCGATAAGGGTGTAGAGATTATAGAGGGCGGGAAACTTATCGGACTACATAAGTCTCTGATGCACAAGATTTGCTATGCGATTACAACTCTTCCAATGTGGATGAGGCCAGCAATCGTTAAGACCTACATGCTGCTGCAAAATCTGGACAACAGTTCTGTTATTTCTGGCGAGGCCACAAACGAAAACTTTGGTGCGGGAGATCGTCAAACAGCAGTACTGATTGATGAGTATGGGCGTATTGATTACAATATGGCGCTAAGTATCAACGACTCCATTCATGATACATCGGATTGTGTAATCTTTAATTCAACACATTTCTATGGGGTCGAACACCCATACAATCAATTGATTACGCAGAAGTTTGGTAGAATACAAGTATCTGTCATGCCTTGGGACAGGAATCCTAAGAAGAACAAAGGACTGTACATCTCTCCAGATTATGATCTAGTAGAAATTTCGGACATCGAATACTACAGAAATATCTGTCCAGAAGTTTTTAATAGCATCAAGCCCATGCAACGGATTGTCGTGAGCAGATTAGAAAAGGAGAATCTGACTGCTCCGTGGGCTCACAAACTAGAGGACATTAAGTTCATCGCAGATGGTGGACATTCCAATGAAGGTGGGTGGAGAAGTCCTTGGTATGATAATGAGTGTGAAGAGAGACGCCCGAGAGACATCGCCTGTAATTTGGACAGACGCCCAAGGGGGTCAGGCTCTTCCGTCTTTACTACATCTACCCTGCACAGAATAGAAAAGACTACTATCTATCCCCCTAAGTTCAAAGGTGAAATAGAAGTTAAAGTAGACGAAGACGGGATAGTAAAGAGTTATAATGTGTATCCCGGTGGCGCAGGAAGATTAACATGGTGGGGAGTATTAAATTCTGGAAGACCTAATCAAGAGCACAACTATATAGTAGGTTGTGATATAAGTCTTGGCAAGGGAGCTTCTAACTCTGTAGCTTCCATATTAGATACTAATACAGGAGAAGAGATAGGTAAATGGATTTGTCCTAATACTTCACCGGAAGCTTTTGCTAGATTAGTTGTTGGACTGTGTAAGTGGATTGGCGGCAAGGACAAAGAGCCCTATCTTATATGGGAAGCAAACGGTCCCGGTGGTCCCTTCGAGAATGAAGTAGTAAAGAACCACTACCCCTTCGTGTACATAGCAAGGGACGAGAGAGCAAGACGAGCGAAAAAGAAAAACAAAAGAGGCTGGACAAGTACAAAGGGAACAGAAGGCAGTAAATATCAACTTTGTGTAAACCTTGATATTGCTCTAAAAGAGGGCCTTGAAGAAAAACCGACACAGAAATATGTAATCATTCATGACATTAACGTTATACGAGAACTTGAATGTTATCTCTTTAATAACTCTGGAACACCACATCCTGTAGCTACCTCTGATGATGATGATAGTGGTGCTGCCGCGTCTCATGGTGATAGAGTTATAGCCCTTGGCCTTTGTGTACTAGCATTAAAGTATCAGCCGAAAGCACTAATTGAAAAACGAGCCGCGACTGCGGAGCATTCTCTCCATGCGAGAATGAAGACTAGAAAACTTCAGAGCAACAAAAAGAATAACAGACGATTTCGGTACTAAGGTTAATTATGTCAAAGCTCAAAGAGAAGAATGTTAAACTTAATTTTCCCCAAAGATTAATATCCGGGGCAAAGCAATGGCAGACTAAGTTAAAACCCGCGTTGAAAAATCGGCAATTGATACTTAACGCCATACAGTCCGGTTTTTACGATTCTAATTCGGATAGAGCTACTGCAGATAAGAGCCACCCCGTTAATTTAATAGAGCGGGGTATGAGTATTCTGGTTCCTTATCTTGTAATGACGAATCCTTATCTTCTCATTAGTACAAAGAAACCCGAGTACCGGCCCTTCGCAAGAACAACTGAACTTGCTTTTAATCACTTGATTAAAGAGATCAAGTTTTCAAAGAAGACCCTTCGGCCAGTAGTTAGAGATGCTATGATGGGTCTTGGTATAACAAAGACGGGGATTATGAAATCCCACGAGGTAGAAATTTATGGTCATCTGCATGAAGTAGGACAAGTATACTCTGATCGTGTTGACGTTACTGATTACATTGGCGACCCATCGGCATTGAGTTTTGAAGACTTCGAGTTTGAGGGAAACTTCTATAGAATGCCACTAGAGGCAGCAAGAGATTTGTATCCGAAGTTTGCTGACTTCTTGAATCCTTCCTATGCGTTACATGGTGATGCGTCCGAAGAGTCTCCCGAAAAGATTGCCCATAGATCGACTCTTGATAATGTAAGTACTACCTTAAAGGAATTCGTTGAACTTGCAGATTTCTGGATTCCCGATGAGAATGTAATCGTTACCATAGAACCTCGTTCTTCTAAGATTATCCGCACGATTGAGGCGTCCACCCCCGAAGGTGGTCCCTATGATAAGTTGTACTTCAAGGACTTTCCCAATACTCCGGTTCCCATTCCCCCAGTATGGTACTGGCTCGACCTTGATACAGCAATGAATGTCATTGTAAACAAGATGAGAAAGCAGGCGGAGTCACAGAAAATCGTTCTTGCTTACGAGGGTGACGCGGCAGATGACGCCGAACGACTGGCAGGCAGCGGTGACAGACAGAGTGTTAAAGTTTCCAATGTTGACGGACTAAAACCGATTGAATGGCCGGGAGTGGATAGAGAACAATATAACTGGATTCAATATCTTGAAAGCCAGTATTCTCTGCAAGGCAATAACCTTTACACATTAGGCGGACGTAATTCTCAGGCCGAGACATTGGGGCAGGAACAGATGCTGATGGCGAATGCATCTAAGACTGTAGACGATATGACTGAGAATGTTTATGATTTCGCCAAGAGTGTAGCACATAAAATGGTATGGTACTTCTGGAGTGACCCTCTTATCTCCGTCCCGCAAATCAAGAAGATTGAAGGCTTTGGGGATATTCCAGTAACGTTTGATCGTGCTGCCAGAGATGGCGAGTTTTGGGATTACGAGTTTGATGTGGAACCGTACTCCATGCAGCGACTTTCCCCGATGTTGGAATACCAGAGAATACTTGCTCTTATGTCACAGTGGGTATTGCCGACCGCTCAGATTGCTGCACAGCAGGGCTATCAATTAAATGTTCCTGCGGTAACTAATAAGCTGGCTAAGATGTCGGGAATTAGAGAATTTGATGAGATGTACTCTAGTGCAGTACCAACGCAAGAAGCCAAAATGAATCCATATCAGCCAACCCAAGGGAAGGTTAAAAATAAAGACGTTGCCGACGGCAGAACGGGAGTAAACTCTGACTCTGCTGCGGCCAATTCGAGACAGAAAATGCAATCAGATAACACAGTAAACTAGGAGACATGATGAGAAAGTACTTGTTGAGTTTTGTAGCTGGTATGATTCTGTTGGTGGCTGGATGTGCTGCCCTTGACAACTTCTTCCTTCCTAATGAAGATGGAAGTCCCAGTGATTCTATGCAAGTGGTTGAGAACATCGAAGACGCGGCTGGTGCTGTTGGTGGTCCTTATGCACTTCCCGTTCTGGCAGTAACTAACCTCCTAACTATTCTAGGTGGTGTCTATACAAACATGAGAAAGAAACAGGAGATTGTAAAGAAGGATGATGTTTACGAGCAGACAGTAATCATCATGGAAGCAATCATCAATGCCGTAGAGGACACTGATGAGGTTGTTCTTAATGGGGAAGGTACTACAGTTGGTGATGTTGTAAAGAGCAAGGTCACTGATCGTCTGAAAGAAGAGGACATTTATAAAGTTGGTAAGGCTCTTATCGACGTACTGAAAGGAAAGGAACAAGATGCCTAAAGGAATCGGATACGGTAAGGCCGCCAAGATGTCGGCTAAGAACAAGAAGCGAAAGAGTACGGATGAGTACATTGACGAACAGTTGAAACGCACGAAGAAGAAAAAGAAAGTGAAGACTCAACGAACCGCCGATGTCGAAAAGAAACTCCGTGATGCTGGATTGACAGAAGACGAGATCAAAAGACTTAGGGGTAAATAATGGCTGCGTCAGGCTCAATTAGTATTATCGCTACTCTCCTCGGTCTTGGAAAAGATCAAGCCTTCATTGATAAGTTTGCACTTACCAATACTCCTACTAAGGTGCATTACAATTACCGACAACAGGCTGTTGCTGATACAGAAGAGGCTCTTGATCTGGGTGGTGTAACTACCGTTGACTTGATTGTATTGAAAGCAGTAACGAACGATGCTACTTTAGATACTACGTTTAGTGTGACCTACAATGCTGAGTTGAATTTGCCGGCTGGTGAGATATGTATATTCAAACCCTCTGGTACAGTATATATAAAGAATGAAGATTCGGCAGAGCAGGTGACATACGAGTATCTTGTTATTGGAAGGTAATAATGGCTAAACATAGAGATAAAGACTTTGAGAAGAAACTATGTGCTGACCTCCTCGCTATTACTCGTCTTATCTACGCGTGTATGCCAATCAATAATTTACCTACCGTAGATACAATCATGAAGAAACATGAAGATGAATCTCCCGATGAGATACGTAAAGAGATACAGGAGAATCTTGATTTTCTCAGAGTGTGGGTGAAGTATCTTCTGTTTGACAATGAGGCCACAATACGAGAGACGAAAGGTAAGTAATGCCTCTACTGAATTTTGAATGTAAAGAATGTTCTAATATTACACAGGAATTCTATTGGTCCACAGAAGAACGTATTCCCCCGGAGTGCGAGCATTGTGGGGGAGAGACGGAGCAATCCTTTCAAATAGGAAATCATGTATCGACTGGTGATAAAGAAAGATTGTCTACAGCTTTAGGGGTACATCCTTCTCAAATAGAAAGTGGCGAAGTATTCAAATTGCATCCCGGTGCTAAGTTTGATCGTGATGGAAACATGATTCTTAGGAATCGGGCAGAACAGAAACAAAGGCTACGTGAGCGTGGCTGGGTTAATTATGATTGCTAATTAGGAGACAGACATGAGTATAGAACCGATGAGAGACTATCTGTTGATTAAACCAAAGAAAAATGATAAGTCGGCGGGAGGAGTCATACTTCCCGGAAATAGAACTTGTGTGTATGAGACCAGTGAAGTAGTATCCATTGGTAAGGATATTAAGGATGTGTCCGAAGGTGATGTGATACTTCATTACAGGGATAGAAAAGAAAATGAAATAGAAAATGGTTGCTTTCTAATACAAGAAGCAATGGTTGTTGCAAAGATTAACTAAGGGAGACAGACATGAAGACACGTTATTTTATGAAAGACCTTGGGGATGGAACTTCTGTTGAGTTGGCACGGATGAGACGTCCAGATGATGACAACATGGCTCTTGCCATTCGATTCAAACTTAGTGATGGACGCATGCTGAATTGCTTCCTCGAAGATAAGGATGGTAACTCTTTTGTTGATGAGCTTTGCGAGGGGCTGACTGATTTTCTCTGCGATGTAGAGGAACAGAATAAGCGAGATGAAGAAACAAAGAAGGCGTATCACGAAGAGATGAAGAAGCTTGAAAGTGCAGTTAAAGACTAAGGGAGATATAGATGTCTAAAGAAGAAATCGAATTGAAAGATGGTATCCCGGCTGATTTGTCGGATAAGTACGACGATTACTTTAAGGCAGATGATACT